TTCCTTCAATGGGAATACCTCTGCCGCCCTCGTAGTTGATGTGCCGCACGATCTCCGGCGTGGGCATGCACATCATGGTCTCCAGCGCCAGGCCCACGTCCCGGCCGCAGCAGTCGTTCCACAGCATGTACAGCTTGTCTCCGGTGATCCCGGCCCTCTCCATGCGCTGGAAGCACTGCTCGGCGGTAAACATGTCCCGCTCGTATGCCTCCATCACGAACGCGAGCGCCCCCGGATTTCCTTTGCAGATGTCAAAAGTCACCATCGTCCTGCCCTTCCTCCGCCAGTTCTGCCAGCAGGCCCAGCCTGGTCCCCGTCTCGATCCGGTACAGGGTCTCCACGGCCTCCAGCCGGTCCAGCTGGTGGTCCACCTGCCGTTCCGTCATGTCCAGAAAGTCCTTCACCAGCTTGGCGTGTTCCGGGGCGCACTCCCTTCCCGCCACTGTGGCCGCCTCCTGCCTCCGCTTCACGATCTCGTCCCGGATGGACTTCCCGGCCAGGGCCAGTATCTCCGTGTATGTGATGATCGGTGCCTCTTTTTTCTCTGCCATACTCAATCATCCTCTCGTTTCAATTTTTGCGGCACGTACCGCCGCAGCTTCCGGTCCCACTCGCTGACCATTACCGCCCCGCAGGAAATGCAGCGGGCCGACACGTCCGCCTGCTCGCTGTTGGTCTTGTACCGCCAGGTCTTTCCACAGTCCGGACAGCACATCTCCACCGCCGCCATCTCCTCCAGGGCCGTCACATGCCCGCACGCCTTGCAAGCCGTCTCCGTCACCGGTTCCCGGGCGTTGATGGTATAGCTCTTCCCGCAGGCCCCACAGGTCAGGATCAGAAAGCCCCGGTAGCCAGTCTCAAAGGTGATCCGCTCCACGTGGGCGGGCGGATCAGCATGGGCCGGCTGCTCCGGCACAGTGGCCGGCGCTTCCTCCGCCGGCTGTTCTTCCACTTGGTTTTCAGTCGCCCTCCCCGCCAATTTGGGAGGGTCCATCCGCCGCTTCGTCGTCACAAAGTCTGCTTCGGTCGCCCCGTCCTCCCGGACAGGGCTTCCTTCGCTCCCTTGCTCCTCCTCTCCCCACAAAGCGTTCCGCTTTGCGGGGTCCCCCAGTGTGCGCAGGATGGACTTCACCAGCCCCGCGTCCTCCGGCAGCTCCAGCCGCCGCTCCGTCTCCCAGCCGTTCTCCCGGCTCCGAATGATGATTTCCATGGTTACACCCCTTTTCACACGTTCACAAAGCGGTTCGTGCAGTTCACGTTATTGCAGAACCGCTCCCGCCCGATTTCCCGCAGCGGCTGACCGCAGAACTGGTAGAAGTGCCCGGCTTGCTTGGGCGGCCCGTCGTCCGCGTGGGTCCCGCCGTACCGCATGCGGTTTACCATGCACACCACAGACCCCGGCTGGGCCGCTGCCATGCAGTGTTCCTTGGCCTTGCAGTAATAACAGTCCATCACATCACCTCCACCGGCTCCAGTAGCCACTCCACCAGATCGCGTTCCCATACCTTTCCGTCATCGCACGTGTCGGCCACCGCCTGGAGGATCGCGCCTGCCATGCCCTTCGCTTCCATCTCTCTGATCTCGTCGATCCTGGTGAATACCACGTCCGGGCACTCCCGCCGTCTGGCGTTCCGGCAGGCCTCCCCGCCGTAGTCCAGCAGGCAGCCCGACACTCGGCACCGGTCACACACTTTCATGCCCTACACCTCGCAATCTGTCAGACCGTCCGGGCTTCCCGGCATGCGCAAAATGATGATGAAGTGCAGGCCCTTTTGATCGTTCTTCAGCCACTCGGCTACGTCCTCCAGCTTTGACCGGTGCAAAGTTCCCACCGGCCCTTCCTTGGTCCGCTGGTAGCTGACATCATAGTAAAATTCCTGATCTTCTTCCATGCCGATCCCCTCGCTTTACGCTGTAATGGCCTTTTCAAGTTCCGCCATGGTCTCATACCGCTGTGTGCACCACTCCGGCAGGTTCGCCCGCACAAGGGCCGTGGCCATGGGCGGGCACACCGCGTTCCCACAGCGGGCCACCTGCTTTGTCTTCCCGTACTCGTTGCCCAGGTAATCTCGGTCGATGATGTAATCTGGTGGAAAACCCATGGCGTTGTACAGCTCCCGCGGGGTGAGCATACGCAGCAGAATATCCGCGATGAAATACCGCACACCTCTGATCTCCAGCAGCAGAAGGTCGTCTTCTGCCAGCTCATATCCGCAGTGCCGGTTCAGCAGTGCCCGGATTTCCGGCCAGTGTCCCAGCCCGTAGCCGTCCGCCTTGCACAGCTCCACACGGCAGTCCTCAAACTCCCCGGCGGAGGCCGTGATGGTCCGCAGGGGCTTCCTCGGGTCCTGCCCGGTGTCCTGTCCCTTGAACTCCACCACATGGGCAGCCGTCACCGCATTGTGATCCACCGCCGTTACCGTCGGCAGGGGCTCCGCAGCCTCTGCCCCGACCACGCCGCCGTAATACTTACTGATGTGCGCACATACGACGGCCTCCCGGTCGTGGCTCGTCACCGTGTGCATAGGGTCCCGCACATCAATCGGCCGCCCGTTCCCGAAATACTCCACCAGCTGGGCCGTGGTCAGACCGTACCGGTTGGAGGCGTCCACCGTGGGCAGGGGCAATCCCATACCGTTTGCCCGAACCCGCTCCGTCTGCTCCGTGTGGTACTGGATCAGGCTGGCGGAGGCCATGATCTGCCCGCCCGCCGTCCGGATCGTGTGCACAGGCTCACTTACGTCGGTTCCCACGCTTCCACCGGTGTTGCTGAAGGTAAGCGGTGCCAGCAGGGGATCGCACAGCCCGCAGGTGTACTTCCGCGTGATGGTGTTGACCGGCTCAACCTCTGCCCGTGTGCGGCCGTCCCCTCCGTGATTGCACTCCACGAGGAAGGACCGCCCGCTCCGTATGGTGAACTTGTCCACCCCACGGATCACCCGCCGCATGGTGTTCGGTGCCAGCGGCCTCACTGCCGTCACGCCGTACCGCTCCTTCAGCTCCTGCTTTGTGGCGAATACCGAGTAGCACGGCTGGCTCCAGTCGATGATCTCCGCCGCGCTTCGCCAGGGCAGCAGTTCCCCGGCCCGCACTTCCTCGCTGTCCAGCGGTCCGTGGGTCCGCTCCGGCCAGACGATGGGCCGGCCGTCACAGCGGGCCACCAGTACAAAGCGTTTCCGCGTGGTGGGCGCGCCCAGGTCCGCCGCCACGATCTCCCGGTGTTCCACGTGGTACCCCA